ATATCAAATGGTTTAGTAGATCCTTATATTTCTCCTGAAACCGGTCAATCTTTAGGCAACCCAAATACTCAAACAGAATTTAATCAATTTTCTGCAAATGATCAAAATGGAGTTGATTTTAATAGGTCTTTACAAATGTCATTTAAAGATGATAAAACAAAACCATTTACTTTAGGTTTACAGGATATAGATGAATCAATAATGTATTATTTTCAAAATGTTATTAGACCTACAGTTTTACAAAATGGAGTAAGAATACCGGTACCTATTATATATGGTTCTCCTGAAAGATGGAAATCTACTCAAAAAGATGGATACTATAAGGATAAAAATGGTGCCATTATGTCTCCTTTAATTATGTTTAAACGAGATACAATAGATAAAAATCGTTCTCTTTCAAATAAATTAGATGCTAATACACCCCATTTATATACATCTTTTAAAAAAACATATAATTTAAAAAATGACTATTCAAATTTTAATATATTAAATAATAGAATCCCAACCGAACAATTTATAGTAAATGTAGTACCTGATTATGTAACTTTAACATATAGTTGCACTATCCAAACATACTATGTTGAACAACTAAATAAAATAATTGAGGCAGTTAACTATGCTTCAGATTCATATTGGGGTGATCCTGAACGTTTTAAATTTAAAGCATCTATTGATTCATATGCAACAACTGTAGAAATTACAGATAATACAAATAGAATTGTAAAAGGAACATTTTCTATTAAATTATTTGGATATGTATTACCGGACACAATCCAAAAAGAATTAACAGCAATTAAAAAATATAACAGTAAATCTCAAATTATAATAGGAATAGAAACAGTAACATCACTTTCATCATCTAACCCAATACCCCCACTATTTGTTGCTCCAGTATTACCACCTAATCCTCCTATATTTAATGCGTTTTCTGATGCTTTTTCTAGTGCTTTTGGTTAAAATATAAAATAAAAAATATAAAATGTCACAACAAAACAAAACTACATTACAATCGTGTATTAACACTCAGTTAGCTAATAACACAACCGGAGATATTACTGCAGCAGATATAAGAGATAATCTTATTAATATAACTGATAGTTTATTATTTAATAGTGGTTCTCAAAGTATCACTGGATCTTTAGTTGTAACAGGTTCAAACGGAACTATTAATGGTTTATTTTTTGGTAGAGGTGGTGGAAATCAACCCTCAAACATCTCAATTGGTGTAACAACAAACTTTAATTCCTCTGCAACAGGATGCAACAATACAGCAATAGGAAATGTTGCTTTAGGTGCTAATACAACAGGATGCTACAATACAGCAATAGGAAGAAGTGTTTTATTCTATAATACAACAGGAACCGACAACACAGCAATAGGACGTTGTGCTTTATACAATAATATATTAGGATCTAACAACATAGCATTTGGCCAAAATGCAGGAATTTGTTTTTGTGAAAATTCCTCAAACAATATAGCAATTGGATTTGCTGCAGGTCCTTCAACATTAACTGAAGAAAGCAATAAATTATACATAGCATCGGGTTCCGGTACACCACTAATAAAAGGTGATTTTGCTGCAAAAACAGTAGATATTTCCGGTTTTTTAGGTGTAACAGGTTCAATTAATGGTGTATTTTTTGGTAGAGGTAATGGAAACATTTCTACAAATATCTCAATTGGTGTAACAACAGCCTTTAGCTCCTCTGCAACAGGAACTGGAAATACAGCAATAGGATGTAGAGCTTTATATTGTAACACAATAGGATGCCGCAACACAGCAATAGGAAATTATACTTTATGTTCTAACATAGTAGGACATTATAACACAGCAATAGGATATAGAGCTTTACGCTGTAATACATCAGGATCTAACAACACAGCAATAGGAAATTCTGCTTTATGCTGTAATACATCAGGATCTAACAACACAGCAATAGGATTTAGTGCTTTACAATGTAATACAATAGGAACAGACAATACAGCAATAGGAAATTGTGCTTTACGCAAAAATATAACAGGAACCAATAACACAGCAATAGGAGGTAATGCTTTATGTAATAATACAATAGGAACAGACAATACAGCAATAGGAAATTGTGCTTTACGCACTAATTCAGGAGGAACCAATAATATAGCAATAGGTCAATGTGCTTTAGTTTCTTCATCAGTAGGATCAAATAATATAGCATTTGGCCAAAATGCAGGATGCCTATTTTCTGGAAGTTCCTCAAACAATATAGCAATTGGATTTGAAGCAGGCCCTTCAACAGCAACTCAAGAAAGCAATAAATTATACATAGCATCGGGTTCCGGTACACCACTAATAAAAGGTGATTTTGCTGCAAAAGCAGTAAATATTTCTGGTTCTTTAGGTGTAACAGGTTCAATTAACAATTTACTTATAGGCACAGGTAATGGAAACGTTTCCTCAAACATCTCAATTGGTTTAACAACAAACTTTGGTTCCTCTAATACAGGATATAATAACACAGCAATAGGACAATTTGCTTTACAAAATAATACAACAGGAACCGATAACATAGCAATAGGAGGGGGTACTTTATCCTCTAATACAACAGGATCTTCTAACATAGCAATAGGAAATAGTGCTTTATCTTCTACATTAGGATCTAATAATATAGCATTTGGCCAAAGTGCAGGAAATAATTTTTCCGAAAATTCCTCAAACAACATAGCAATTGGATTTGCAGCTGGCCCTTCAACCTTTGGTACAGATGAAAGTAATAAATTATATATAGCATCGGGCTCCGGCACACCACTGATAAAAGGTGATTTTGCTTGCAAAGGAGTATCTATAAATTCATTTTTAAATCTTTCAGGATCAAATCCACTCCCAGAATCAGGTGAATTTAGTAGTAATGGTACTATAGCATTTTCCTCAAGTGGAAACTTTTTCTTTAGAAGTGCAAGTGCATGGTGTAAATTAACAATAAACTAAAATAAAACATATATAGCATAATAAAATATATTACAAACGTTTAATATTTATAATAAAATGGCAGCAAAAGCAAAATCACAAGCAACAATTTCATTTGTAAGAAAACCTAAAGTAAAAAGACCAGGTATTCATGCTAAAACAAAATATAGCAAAAGTAAAAATAGTAAAAACTATGTTAAACCATATGTGGCTCAAGGAAAATAAATTTATATATTTATTAACATAACGTTATAAATAAAAAAATATGCCAATTATCCAAGAAGTTACAGAAAAAAAGTTTTTAACAGAAGAAGAAAAAACTACATTAAAAGACTTACAAACCAAAACAGAATCTATAGTAGTAGAGTTAGGTGAAATATCACTAATTAAAATACAAGTTGAAAATAGATATGAATCAGCAAAATCATACCTAACAGAGATATCAAATCAAGAAAAAGAATTCACAAAAACTTTATTTAATAAATATGGAAAATTTAATCTTGATCCAGAAACAGGCGAAATTATTAAATCAAATTAATATATTCAAATTTTTGCCATATTTATAATAAAAATAATTTATAACAAATGGCAGAAACAATTGTATCCCCTGGTGTATTAGCTATAGAAAATGATCAATCATTTATAACACAACAACCTGTACAAGCTGGTGCCGCCATTATAGGTCCAACACCAAAAGGTAAAGTTGGTATCCCTGTTTTATGTACTACTTATAGTGATTATTTAAATAAATTTGGCTCTACATTTTTAAGTGGCAGCCAAACTTACACATATTTTACCTCTATTGCAGCATATAATTATTTTAATAGTGGAGGAAATACATTACTTGTTACTCGGGTAGTAAGTGGAAGTACATCTTTAGATTGGACTCCTGCTACCTCTTCTTTTATATCATCATCTGCTCATTCTGCAGGTTCTCCATATAATACTTCTCCTTTTATACTAGAAACATTATCTGAGGGAATAATAATGAATAGCACAGGTCCTACAGGTTCAGATGGAACATTACTAAGTGGCTCAGCTGATAATTTTAGATGGCAAATAGCATCACAAAACATAAATGATGGAACTTTTTCATTACTTATTAGACAAGGAAATGACTCAGATATTAATCAATCAGTTGTAGAAAGTTGGGGTCCATTATCATTAGATCCTTTTGCTGCAAACTATATTGAAAAAGTAATAGGTAATCAAGTTGAAACTATCCGCTCTGATAATGGAGAATACTATGTTCAATTAACTGGAAGTTTTCAAAATAATTCCTCAATTATTAGAGTTAAACAAGTTAACCAAACTACTCCAAATTATTTAGATAATAATGGAGTTTTTAAACCTCAATTTACTGGATCACTTCCATCAACATCAAGTGGAACTTTTGGATCAGCTAAAGGAACTAATATTCCATCATCTGCCGGTAATTATTATGAAAATATAACAAATAACAACATACAAGGTCTTACAGCAAATGCATATACTGAATCTATTTCTTTATTAGCAAATAAAGATGCATATAAATACAATATATTAGTTGCTCCTGGATTAATAAGTTCTCACGCTTTTGCTGGTAATTCTAGTTTTGCTGCTATTACACAAATTCAAACCACAGTACAAGAAAGAGGAGATGCTATAGCTATTATAGATTTAGTTCCATATAATGCTACAATAAGCACTGTGACTTCAACAGTATCCTCATACAATACACCATATATGGCTACTTATTGGCCTTGGTTAAAAACTATTGATCCTAATACAGGAAATCAAGTGTGGGTTCCCGCTTCAACAATGATCCCTAGTGTATATGCTTTTAATGATAGTGTTGCTGCACCTTGGTTTGCACCAGCTGGTATAAACAGAGGTATTTTACCAACTGTTATCCAATCTGAACGTATTTTAACCCAAGGAAATAGAGATACTTTATACCAATCAAATGTAAACCCAATTGCAACCCTTCCAGGTGCAGGCATTGTAGTATTTGGACAAAAAACATTACAAAAGAAAAGAAGCGCATTAGATCGTGTAAATGTAAGACGTTTACTAATTGAGTTAAAAAATTATATATCTCAAGTAGCAGATACATTTGTGTTTGAACAAAATGATGCAAATACACGAAGTGAATTATTATCAATAATTAATCCTTATTTATCATCTATTCAACAACAACAAGGTTTAACTAGTTTTAAAGTAATTATGGATGAATCAAATAATCCACCATCTGTTGTAGATCAAAACCAATTAATTGGACAAATTTATTTACAACCCACTAAAACAATTGAATTTATCCTTTTAGATTTTAATATTTTACCTACAGGTGCAGTATTTCCTGCTTAGTAGTATACTTTAATAAAAAAATCAATATTTATAATAAAAAAATAAAATGGCAAACTTTACAGTATCACCAGGTGTAACTACTAATGAATTAGATCAAACATTTTTGACAGGACAACCTGTACAAGCAGGAGCCGCTATTATAGGTCCAACAGTTAAAGGTCCTGTTGAAATACCAACATTAGTAACTTCATACTCACAATATACATCATTATTTGGAGATTCTTTTATAACGGGAGGAATAAATTATTCATATTTAACTTCAATTGCCGCATATAATTACTTTAATTATGGAGGATCTTCATTATTAGTAGCTAGAGTAGCAAGTGGATCTTACACCCCAGCTATATCAAATATCTCCAATACAGTTTCTAGCACAAACGGTACTTTTGCAACAGCTTCTATAGAAATATCCTCTAGTTATACAGCATCAGCTGTAGGTCAAGTAGGAGGAGGTGTATTAAAAATTAGTGTCCCTTCAATTGGTTCTACATATACAGATTATTGGTTACAACATGCTCCTAATATTGGAGCTAATTCTTATTATGATGCTGCATCCAATGTAGGATATGTTAGTATGTCTGTACAACCAACTTTAATTGAGTTTGGTACTTTAATAGCTGGTTTTATTAATTCAACCACAAACTATCAATATAACCCAACACAAATCCCAACTGAAATTAACCAATTATTTTCAGCATCATTTGCAACAAATAAACTTACAATATTCCCAAAACAATCATCCTCATTATATAATGGTACTATTATTAGAATGGGAGCAAAACCTGGAAATGTTATTTGGGGAGGAGCCCCAGATGATAATTTTGTATCTAGTTCAATAATGGTAAGTGGTTCTGATGGCGTATCTTCAACAGCATTTACTTTAGAAACAATTTCACAAGGAATTATTATGAATAATTCCGGATCAGAAGTTTCTGGATCTTTAGTTAGTGGTTCAAAAGATAATGTACGAGTTGAAATTACAAATACAAACACAGGATCAGGTACATTTAATGTACTAGTTAGACAAGGAAACGATACAACAAATAATAAAAATATACTTGAATCATTTAATGGAGTTAATTTAGACCCAAATTCAGATCGTTTTATTTCTTTAGTAATTGGTGATCAAAAATTAGCATATAATTCAACAAATAATCAAATGGAATTATCTGGAAGTTATCCAAATATTTCAAGATATGTACGAGTTAAATCCATCAACTTCCCAACACCAACTTATTTAAATTCAAACGGAACAATTTCAAATGCCTCATATACATCATCTTTACCAATAAATCAAAGTAGTTCTTTTAGTACAGCTACAGGTACAGTTGCCTCTAATGTAGTATCATCAATGTATGATTTAATAGGCACAACAACCCAAGGATTAATAGGGTCAGATTATAATAACATGGTTGCTCTATTTGGAAATAAAGAAGCATACCAATTTAATCTATTATTTACCCCAGGTTTATTAAACGATAAACATACATCAGTAGTATCTACAATTATTTCAAATACACAAGATAGAGGAGATAATTTATATGTGCTAGATCTAATCGATTATAATGGCACAGTTGCATCTACTATAACGCAAGCTCAAACTAGAAACACATCATATGCTGCTTCGTATTGGCCTTGGGTTCGTATCGTTGATCCTGCAACAGGAAAACAAGTATGGGTACCTGCTTCAACTGTAATTCCTGGAGTATATGCTTTTAATGATAAAGTATCTGCACCTTGGTTTGCACCAGCAGGAATAAATCGTGGTGGGTTATCTACAGTATTACAAGCCCAATTTAAATTAACTCAAGCTAATAAAGATTCATTATATAGTAATAATATTAATCCATTAGCTACATTACCTAGAAATGGTGTTGTAGTATTTGGACAAAAAACATTACAAAAACAAGCATCTGCTCTTGACCGTGTAAACGTAAGACGTTTGATGATTGAAATGAAAAATTATATTCGTCAAATTGCGGATACAGTAGTATTTGAACAAAATACAATAGCAACAAGAAATTCATTTGTAGCTAGAGTAACTCCATTTTTAGAAGGCATCCAACAAAAACAAGGATTGTATGCTTATAAAATAATAATGGATGAATCAAATAATGGACCCGCAGTAATTGATCAAAATCAATTAGTAGGTCAAATTTATATTCAACCAACTAGAACAGCAGAATTTATTTCATTGGATTTTATCTTATTACCAACAGGAGCTGAATTTCCTGGATAAAAAATTAAATTATTAAATATTTATAATAAAACAAAATTAAAATAAAAACAAAATGATACTAAATCCGAACGAAATATTCTTTACCGCGTTTGAACCAAAACAATCTAATCGCTTTATCCTTTATATGGATGGTATTCCATCATTTTTAGTAAAAGGTGTGGGAGGAATAAATATAGCTCAAAACGCAGTTGCCCTTAACCACATTAACGTTCAACGTTATGTAAAAGGAAAAACTACTTGGGGTGCAATTTCAATGACTTTATATGAATCTATAACTCCTTCTGGAGCACAAGCTGTAATGGAATGGATACGTTTAGGTCACGAATCTGTAACTGGTAGAGATGGTTATTCTGATTTTTATAAAAAAGACTTAAAATTTAATGTACTTGGCCCTGTTGGAGATATTGTTTCAGAATGGATAATTAAAGGAGCAGTAGTTACAAGTGCTAACTTTGGAGATTATAACTGGGATGATGATGGAACAGTAGTAAATATTGCTCTAGAAGTACAACCAGATTATTGTATCTTAAACTACTAAAATTAAAATTAAAAATAATTATATAAGCTTCAACGTTTTCGTTGGAGCTTTTATTTTTTTATTATATATTATCACATTAACACGTTAATTAAACTATATCTACCCATATTTATAACATATACCATAACATGAAATTAGATAATTTACGTGCGTTAGTAAAAGAGACATTAAACCATCGTTTAACTGAGGAATATCAAGATAAGTTTAAAATGATAGGTATGCTTATTACTAACATTGACTTAAGACCACAAAAAGAAATATATTCAGATATTCGTTCTATCCCAGGTATTACAGTTATATCATCTAAAGAACCTTTAGAATTTAGTCAACAAGACCAATCTAAATTTCAAGCTTTAATGACTGTTAAAGTAGATGGACATCCTTGGATTGCAAAAGGTGGATTTGATAGATCAAAAATGCTAGAAATACGCAAAGAAATATTAAAAGTAGAAGGAGTTTTATCATTTAATGTAAATCCTGATAATATTACTACTCTTTAATATATGTATATAAGACAAATAAAGTTATATTAAATAAAAATTATGGACGAAAAATTTAAATTACCAACAGAAACCATTGACTTACCCTCTAAAGGTTTACTTTACCCTGAAGATTCTGAATTAGCAAAAGGTACAATTGAAATTAAATATATGACCGCTAAGGAAGAAGATATTTTAACTAATCAATCATATATTAAAAGTGGTACTGTATTAGATAAATTAATAAAATCATTAATTGTATCAAAAATCAATTATGATGATTTGCTAATTGGTGATAAAAATGCTATTATGGTTGCGGCCCGTGTTTTAGGATATGGTTCTGATTATACCTTTGAATATAATGGTGAACCTCAAACAGTTGATTTATCTTTAATTGAAAATAAACCACTTAAAGAAGAACTATTTAAAAATAAAGTTAATGAGTTTACATTTACTTTACCTAAATCTAAAAATACAATTACATTTAAGTTTTTAACCCATAAAGATGAACAAGATATTAGTCGTGAGTTAGAAGGACTTAAAAAAATTAATAAAGATACCTCTCCTGAACTTTCAACACGGCTAAAATATATAATTACCTCAGTAGAAGAAAAACGAGATAAAAAAGATATTCGAGATTTTGTCGATAATTATTTTCTTGCCCAAGATTCTCGGGCATTAAGAGAATATATTCGCGAGATTCAACCTGATGTTGATCTAACTTTTTTTCCCGACGGGAATAGTGATAGAATCAATATACCAATTGGGATTAACTTTTTTTGGCCTGACTACTGATACAATATTGCAATCTAGAACTGCAATTTTTAAACAAATACATCAAATAGTTTTTCACGGAAACGGAGGATATGATTGGCATACCGTTTACAACATGCCAATTTGGCTTCGTCGTTTTACTTTTAATGAAATTAGAAAACATTTTGAAGAGGAAAATGAAGCTATACAAAAACAATCTAGAGGAAAAAACTCAAATTCAAAAACTGTCATTGATTCAGATGGTAAAGTTAAACTCCCAAATTTACTACAAAAACCTACTAATAGCAATAACCCTGTTAAATACGGTTAAAAATGTTAATATTTAATATTTATAACAAAATATTTTAAATGGGAGCATTAGAAGATTTATTAAAAATAAATAAAGAAATAGATTCTCTTCGAAAAGAATTAACTAAAAAACCTCTTCAACCTTATAAATTAGAAGATCTTGAAAAAGCTAAAGAATCATTAGCAGGATTACGTGCCGAACTTAGAGAAATGAGCTCTGATTTAGATTATATTTCTAAATCTTTTAAAGATAGTGTCAATGAACTATCTAAACAAAATACATATCTTTCAGATGCTAAATCTTCCCTTAGAGGAATTTCTAGTATTTCTGATAAAATTCTTGAATTTAGAAAAGGAGAAACATCTTTAAGTGAAAAACAACTTAAAACACTTCAACAACAAGCTAAATCTAAATTTACCTCATTACAAAATTCTATTAAAAGTGGCAAACTAGGAAAAGAAAACACTAAAGAAGCTCAAAGCGCATTAGATGATCAAGAATTATTTAATGACGAACTTGATAGAACAATACGACTTAATAAACAAGTTAATAAAGAAATAGGTTTACTTGGAACGGGAATTGGAGGAGTATCAAAATTATTATCTAATATGGGATTTGGGGATATGACCCAATCTTTACAAGATGCAATTGATAAAACTAAAAATGCTAGACTCCAACAAAAATTAAATAATGATGAAATTTCAAAAGTATCTAAAGAATTAGAATCACAAAATACAAGACAACTATCAGCAAATCAGTTAAGGGCTGGCTTTGGAGGAAAGCATCTTCAAAGTCTCCAGGCACAAAAAGATTCTTTATCATCACAAAATAAAGAACTTGATGGGCAAACATCTAAATATAAAAATATAGGTAATGCTTTAAAAGATCAACTTACTAGTTATAATGCTATTGATGCTATAGTGATGGGATTAATAGATGGTTTTAACCAATCCCAAAAAGGAATTGGAGAAATGGCTAAAGGTTTAGGAATGTCTGCTGATCGAGCTGCGGTAATGAGACAAGAATTTGCATATATAGCAAATACTTCTATGAATGCTAATCTTACTGTAAAAGATCTTGCAGAAACCCAAATAGCTGTAGGTCAAGCTTTAGGTAGTAATGCTCGGCTTAATAGAGCAGATTTAGAAACTATGACGGATATTGTCATAAAGACAGGTCTTCAACATAGTGAATTAATGGGGATTGAAAAATTATCCTTAGCAACTGGTACTAGTTTAGATGATAATGTTAAAAGTGCTTTAGGTGGTGCAACAGCATTTGCAATGCAAAATAAAATGGTTATTGATAATAATAAAGTTTTAAAAGAAGTAAATAAAGCATCTGCATCTTTAAAATTATCTTTAGGAGGAAGTGTTGCACAATTAGGAAAAGCAGTAGTTCAAGCTCAAATGTTTGGTTTAACTCTAGAACAAGCTGAAAAGATGTCATCTGGTTTATTAAATTTTGAACAATCTATTGAAGATGAATTAAGTGCAGAATTATTAACTGGAAAAGACTTAAATTTAGAACGCGCTAGAGGATTAGCTTTAAATGGTGATATAGCAGGAGCCGCAACTGAAATTGCAGCTCAAGTAGGATCAGCAGCAGATTTTGGTAAAATGAACGTTATTCAACAAGAAGCTATTGCAAAAGCAGTTGGGTTAGGTAGAGATGAATTAGCAGCTTCATTAATAGAAAAAGAATCATTAGCTGCATTAAATGCTGAAGAAGGACAAACCGCACAAGAAGCATATGAAGCATTAAAAAAACAAGGATTAACCCAAGATGAAATAATAGCTAAAGTAGGAGAAAAAGCAGCAGCCGATCTTGAACAGCAATCCGCCCAAGATAAATTTAATAAATCTGTTGAAAAATTAAAAGAGATATTTACTCAAGTAATGGATGCTTTAGCTCCTGTATTTAATGGTTTATCTAATATAGCTACTGTTATAATGCCTGCTATAAATTTTATGTTACAGCCTATAGTAACAGCTTTTACAGGTTTAGGAAAAATTCTTACAGGAAGTTTTGATACTTTAACAGGTTGGCAAACAGTATTAGGAAGTATCCTATTAATCTGGGGATCTATTTCAGCATATACTAAAATAAATGCTATAAGAGTAGCAGGTATGGCAGCATTAGAAACAGTTATTAGTGCCTCAAAAGCAGCTCAATTATCAAGTGATTCAAAATCATTAATGCTTGGTAAAAGTAAGATTGTACAATTAGCGGCACAAGCAGCTTTATGGGCTTTAGCAAATCCACTTACCGCTTTAACTATAGGATTAGCAGCAGGGGGTGCTATATATGCAATATCTCAGTCTTATATGAAAGATGGTGTAATTGGTCCTGGTGGAGAAACTGTAGTATCTGGACCAAAAGGTTCTATTCAAGTAGATAAACAAGACTCTATGATAGTAGGTACAAATTTATTTGGAAATAATACTAAATCTAACTCAGGTAAATCTACCCAAACAAGTTCTGGGGGTGGCGATATGTCAGCGGTAATAGCGGCTATAAATAATTTAGCATCTAGACCTATAAATGTAAAAACATCCGTTCAACTTAATGGTAAAGAATTAGCTACAATTCAAGGAGAGTACCCAAATGAAGCGGGTGATGCGAATAGAAAAGTTGCTTATAAAATAGCTTAAAATTACAAAAAAACATAATATTTATAATAAAAATAATAATTATGGGACTTTTAACAAAATTAACAACAGATGGATCAACTTTAAGTATTAATGATGGTCTAACACCAGCTACAAATCCATTAACTACTCCTGGAAATTCAATCCATTCTACGGGGATTGTAAATAATTCGTATTCATTAAATGGATCTAATGTAAATGCAATTGGTGCTTTTGTAGCACAGTAT